CCAGTTTCAGGATCAGTAGGATCTCCGAGGTCTTCAGCAGCAGTAATAATCTGCTCCCACAACTTCTTCTTGAGGTTTACTACTTTAACTTCTCCGTTATCAATGCACTGAGTAGCATAGCTCCAGCCGCACTTTAGGTCTGGGTAGTATTCACGAACCCAGTCTTTTTCCATGTTGTTAAAACGCTCTGTGTTTCTATCGAAAGATAAGCATTCCATGGGAATATTTTTACCGTTCTCACCATTGATCCAGTAAACGTAGCGAGCAAGAATGTCGCCAACAATACGCATCTTGTTGTCGCCGTCTTTGTACTGAAAGGATGAGATTGATGATTTTTGGGCAGAACCCTTTTGTTGATTAAATGCAATAGCCATTAGTGTATAGTCTCCAGTGTGACTTCTTCATAGATAAAAGTGATATCTTCACTATCTACTATGAGTAGCCTGTTGTCGTTGATTTCTTCTAGAGGCACTGGACAGTGCAGTGAATCTAGCGTGGTTTTGTTATGTGCAATATAGTCTGTGTAGCTCCTAAGGGAAGCTAACGCATAGTATATACATAGTTCTTTGTTTGTGTACTTATAAGAATTGTAGAGCAAAAACTCCCCATGAGCGAGGAAGCTCGAACCTGCGAAGTTTTTGTGCGAGTATTTATAAATAGGGTCAAACTTGTTACGAGGGATCTGCTGATTTACTAACATTTCCATGATCAAGTTACATCGAGCAATATTGCCCTCTGCCGTATCATAAACCTTTTTCCAATCAAATAAGAGCATATATTATACTTTGTTTTTACCAAGTTGTCAAGAATTATTTTTCTAAAGGTGTTTAATATCCCAACCCTGTTTCATATAGAACCCGATACGATTTGAGGCTTGTTTTCGAGCCGTATTTCCTTTCAAGTGTATATCTACTACAATTGGATCTATTTTACCTTCTTTTTTCCGAATCACACGGCCAACGAGCTGTGTAAGTAAAGGTTCATTGTTAACAGGAGTGCCCAGTATTAGACAGCTTAGATTGTCAACAGAGATACCTTCTGAGAAAATTGCTTGTGTTCCGTAAAGAACTTGTGCATCCCCGTAGAGAATTTTATCTACAAGCACCTCTCTTTCTTCGTGAGGAACTTCACCGGTTACACAAATTGCCTTATCTCCTGTAAGCTCGGCACAGGCTTTAAGAAAGCTCACACGATCACTTACAACTAAGACTTTATGCCCCCTTGCAGCGTAGGCTGCCGCTAGCATTGATACTGTATGTCTATACTCTTCTGTATTTGCTAGTTTTGTTACTCTATTAGCCCACGGTATCTTTGCACCGTCCATGAAGCGTATCTCGGAAGGAACAACAACTACGGAAGGGGTCATATAGTTTTCTTTTGGCGGTTTGAATAAAGTATTACCAAAGTAATCTCTGAACACTACGTGTTTACCGTCTTTTCTTTCTATAGTCCCCGATAACCCGATTTTATATCTGCAATAATTTGTATCTAAAATTTTTGAAAAAGTAGGACTACTTACATGATGCATTTCATCTAAAATTATAGTTCCAAACTCCTTGCGAATTTTACTAATGTTGCGATAGAGAGTCTGAGTATTTCCAATAACAATAGGACTGTCGGTATCAAACCGACCACTACCAATAATCCCTGGCTCAATTCCATAAACTTTCTCCACTTCTTTAGCCCATTGGTTTCGTAAGGGCACTGTGTGTGTAACTACAAGAGTTTTTTGACCGAGTTTGCCTGCTATTGCAAGACCTGTAAATGTCTTACCCCAACTGACCCATGCGTTAATTATTGCATTGTCTTCGATTTCATCATAAACTTGTTTTTGACTAGATCGAAGGTCGAACCTAAATTTAGGAAAGTTCACAGGCTTCTTTATCCTGTTATCAACTATTTCATAGTGCTCTGGTATTAAGTCCGTTCGCCCTATTGGTAGTGATATTAACCCATTACGAATAATTCCCATGTTTTTAATAACCTGAGGAGGATCTAAAGGGTTGTGTGCAGGAATAGTATATGTAAGCTCTTTGTCGATCTGCTCTTGCATTTCGGCACTACAATCCATATATATTCTGTGACTTATAACTGCTTTCATAGATTCAATTCATTTTTTGCAATAATATACTGTTTAACGAAATCGGATCTAACAATGTCTTCTACCTCGAACTCTATAAACGTAAATCTGTCCATACGTTTGAGTACTCGTATAAAATCTTGTAGACCGTTTGCTTTTAAATCTGCCTGTCGAAAGTCTCCACAAAATATTACTCTACAGTTTTCACCGATTCGAGTAATAATTGAGTCTAACTCATGGAAAGACATATTTTGACACTCATCGATCATAATTACAGCATCTCTAAGTGTGATACCTCTTATAAATGAAGTGGTCATAAAATGTACTAAACCTTTTTGTTTTAATACTTCATATGCATCCCCTCTCTGAAATAGATCTATAGCTATATCTTTATAGGGTTCTTCATATACGGAAGCCTTCTCTTTCTCTGTACCTGGTAGAAAACCAATATCTCTAGTAGGTACAGCACTACGAATAACTATTAGCTTTTGATAGTCTCCTTTTGTCATATCATCGTATGCTAAGTAAGACGATATAAAAGTTTTTCCAGTTCCTGCGAGTCCATGCAGTACTAGGTTCTGTGTTGACTCAAATGCTTTGAGTTGGTTTCTAGTTAAAGGTTCTATTTCTCTCAGTTCAAAGTTGACACCTGCGAGAGTTTTTCGTCTCTTAGCCATATTTTATACTTTTCTTCTGGTATCTTTGAGTTTCGTTTCTGAATACTCATAAAGCATCCAAGGCAAGCCTTTTAGATGCAAAACCCCTGCCCAAGTCATTCCTGTCTCAGGAGGGCGTGGTACAGTAAAAGGGGCGTTATATCCTTTTACAGTAATTAGTGTAGCAGAAGTCTTTAATTCTACTTTACTAATTTTTAAATACTTTAAAGGTAACATAGTAGTCTTTTCGTAGATGAAAGGTCTACCAGTGTTATCTATAAAATACTTTGTCCTTTGTTTTAATAAGCCATTTGGGTAAGCAATCATGTGCTTAAGTACCTGCAAGTTTCTATGAGGAGTTTGCATTCTTCGTGCACCTAGTGTTTTTCCTACTTGATTCTTATCGTCAAGTATGTCGTTGTCTAGGAATAATAAACCGTCAGACTCTTCCCAGTTTCCCGAAGGTAACAAAAAAACTGGGAAGGTTATCTTAGGTAATTGTCTATATCCTATCACCATACATTTTCTCGAACTTACCGCCAGAGTAATCTTCGTGTACAATTTCAAAGTCACATCCTACGGGAGCTCCTGGAATTGAAAGTCCTCTATCCATTTGTACAAAGGAAGCTAATTTTTCTTTATAGTGCTCTACTTCTTCGTCTGGTACTTCTGCTAATATTGAATCGTGTACTAAAGCAAATATACGTGCTCTCATTCCTTTCGCCTTGATGTAGGCGTTCATATCTATAGCGCCTAATAAGTTAATATCAGAAGCAGCAGACTGCACCAAAAAGTTAAGACCAGACCTAACGCTATGGCTCTGGATGCCTTTGTCTGTCGATGCGACATTTGGTAATCTCCTCTTTCTTCCGAAGAAGCTGTAAATAAATCCGTTCTGCTGGATATACTTTTGGTTGTCTTCGATCCAAGATTTTAGTTTGTGAAACGCTGCAAAGTATTCATCAATGACTTCTTGTGCTTCTTGTCTACTAAAATATTTTCCTGAATCTTTTGTTACTTGCTCACTGATTTTATTTGCACCTGCTCCATACATAATACCAAAGGTTACAGCTTTAGCCGCCTGTCTTTGAGTACTGTATAGCTCTGCAACCTCTCCTACCTCGCAAGGTAGTTTAAATACTTTGTGAGCAATTGTACTGTGAAAATTGCCTCCTGAACGAAATACATCCATTAACGCTTTATCTTCTGCGAGTACAGCGGCAACATATACTTCCGCAGTTGTCAAATCCATAGCAACTATTTTATGCCCTTCAGAGGCCTTGATACAACCTTTTACAATAGGGTTATCCCTAGGAAGTTGTTGCATATTGAGTTTGCCAGAAGAACTAAGCCTGCCACTAGTAGTACCGTGGAGGTTAAAACCTGTACGTAATCTGCTATCACGATCCAACTGCGGTAAGATTTTGTCCAGATAAGTATTTTTAATTTTGGACTTTTGTCGTATTTCGAGTATGAGCTTGGGGATATGTGATTGTTCTGCAAGCTCTCCAAGAACTTCCGCGTCTGTGCTATGCGCACCAGTGCCAGTCTTTTTACCAGTTGGATTGAGGCCAACGAAGTCAAACAACAAGCTACGAAGTTGAACAGTAGAATTAGGATTAAAATCTTTTCCATTTATCTCTTCAAATTTACGAATGGCAGGCTCTTTATACATCTCCGCTACAGCTTCATCAATCTGCTCTTGCATGAGTGATTGAGACTTTACTAGACGTAGTTTATCAAACGGTACACCATTGTCTTGGACATCTGTTAAAAAACGACACCCTGGGATTAATATATTATCATAAACTTTTGCAAGTCTTTTATTTTGTTTAATTTTTACAAACTTTTCGTAGAGTAGAAATGTAACTGCGGCATCCATACCTGCGTAGAGTTTCATAATGTCAAAGGGAATATCTCCCCAACTGAAATCGTTTTTCAATATACCATGTTGTTTGCGGTAGCCATCAATCCAATCATACATAGGCTTCTCATAGTCCCCGTAGATTGTATACTTCATAGCTAGCTGCTTTAGACCATGTGTACCTGGATTCTCATCTATGAGATAGTGTAGTAACATTGTATCTTCGAAGTTCGGAAACTTAAAGTTGAAATGATACTCAAAGAACGCCATATCAAACTTTGCATTGTGAAAGATTACTACTTTCTCATTAAATAGTTTCTGTAAAAGTGCTTCTGTTTCTTCCTCGAAACAGTCTGTGTCTATATAAGCTCCGCGATCCCTCTCATAAGACAGACTAATACCCAGCATATGACCATCTCGGGGATATAATCCCGTTGTTTCTGAGTCGAGAGCAATGTATGGGGATGGAGCGCTAAGAGCATTACGTATGAATTCATTTGCTTCCTCCGTATCTTGTATACCCCAAGCATTGTATGTTGTAATTACAGTATCTTGTTTGTTTCCAGTAATATACTCTAAAATACTTTGTTTGGAGTCGTCCCATGTGCGTTGTGCTTCTGGTTTGAACGCGAGCATGGCAGGGTTAATTATAGGTAAAAACTTTTCTTCTATTTTTTTACCTGAGTATTCTGTTACCGAATTGATCGGTGTGTAGTATTTTAAAGCATCACTGCCGACAAGAATTACCCAGTCATATTCATCAGGGTTCATATCAATATCGCAGTCTCGCTTCAATACTTTTTTAATATTAGGGTCTGAGCAGAGTTGAAACTGGTCAAACTCAAACTCATCATCAAATTCTTTTGCAAAATTGGTTTTACTTGGTTTCGTTTCTACTAATGCAACTTTAGGCATATATTTTACTCTTTAGTTTTTGTACGGTTTGTAGTGGTAAGGATCCCGGATCTCTGTCCGAAAGACTTACGTTTCTTGAGGTTAAACCTACTCGTTCAACCATCTCTCTTACATCTTTTGCAGCATTCTGTCCTGCATCGTCCCCATCAAAGAAAACTACTACCTCTTCCACACCTTGTATAGAGAGCATTCGTAATTTGTCTTCATTGATATTTTTTGTTCCAAAGCAACATACTGCATTGGTCAGTCCTTTATCATGTAAATTTATCATATCGTAAATACCTTCTACTAATATAACAGAACCTTGTATAGGCTCTACTATAGGGAATAAAGGCATCTTTGCACCCGCAGGCGAGATCATATACTTAGGTGTACCACCTGTCGTATGTCTACCGTTAAACGCTACGATACGCCCTGATATATCTCGTACTGGAAATACAATACGACCAATGTAATCAGGATCATGGTGTTGAAAGGCTTCAAACTTTTTGTATGTTTCAGCCTTAATATCTCTCCAAGTACCTTCGTACATAGAAAGGTTTCGGGGAAAAGACAAACCGACACTTTCAGACCTTTTCTCTCTAATAGTCTTTTTTAGTAATTCTCGTCTTACTTGTAAGTGGTTTGCCTTCTCCCCGAAATGGGTGAAAATGTTTCCCTTAAATCCACAAGAGAAACATTGAAATATTCCAGTAATTTTATCAATACGCATACTAGGATTTCTATCTTCGTGATCAGGGCTCAAACAGCTTACTAAGCAATCTGCTCCCTTTGGTATGAAATATATACCCCTAGAAGTTAATAGTTCTTCTACTGTCACCTACCGATATCCTTTACGTTCTCTGTGCTAATTACTTGGTACGCACCTTTATTATATGCAGGTGCAATTGTATATTTTGAATCTAATTTTGGTTTTTCTACTAAGGAGGTATTGTGTCCTTTTATATCTGCGGAAGGATATACGGGAGTCTCTCGCCTATAAAAAGACTTTGTCTCTAGCTCTTTGAACTCTCTTGTATATCGCTTTGCTCTCGGTAAAGCCTTGCGCTTTCTACCACAAGGTGTATGTCGTAAACTGCCGAACGTAAGTGCCATATGCTTTTTCTCCTTTCAAATATCCGTATATTATACGCATAAAAAGGTAAGATGTCAAGAACTATTTTTAAAGATCATTAATTTCTTCGCCTGTTTTATGCGAAGAATCTTCCCTTTCTTTAGGAGTCATAGCAGATTCAGGGCCAATTTTTAGACTATCCCAATCTACTTGTGAAGTGAATGATTTCATGGAGGCTGATCTCATCTTTACACAGTTTAAGGTGATACACGCATCTTCGTGATCCCAAGTTTCTAATGTGTATGCCGCATCTGCCGCATCAAGAATACCTTTAGCGAAGCGAGCCTCTCCACTAGCATCTGTTTGGTAGGGTGAAAACACTGTACAATCATACTCTTGAGCCATTGCTTTTAGAGCTTTACTTACTTCAATTTGTTCTGTCCAGTCATACTGACCTCCGCGAGAAGGAAGACTTGACCGTTTTACCTGATTAATATAGTCCACAATAATAACACCAACACCCAGAGGTTTGACTTTTTTGTCAAGCTCTGCACGGATTTTGGAGAGAGTAAGTGCAGGATCATACACTACATCGAGCTGCTGAGTCGGGAGAAGCTCATGCTGGCTCTTGAGTGCTGTATGCAACTTATTAAAGTCACGATGTGTTCTATACTCCTTCAAACGGTCTTGTCCATCAACATAACGAGCTGCCCACCAGTTTGCTACTTTCTCCCACTCGGTAATACTCA